GACCCAGACGGACTTCCAGCGTATCAAGGCGGAGGGTCCTCGGGTGGAAAACACCTACCTCACGATCAAAAAGCAAATGGATCAGATCCCTCGGGTCGACTATTCGACCGACGCCTACATCAAGGTTGGCATTGCCGGAGGACTTGCAATCGTGGCGGGCGTGCTCTCCTTTGTCTGACGACGGAACAGCATCACAAGGACGAGAACGATCGTGAAGATACAAAACAGCGCAAGATAGAGGTTCAGTGTCGGTTGCCATGACGTATCCTGAAACGACCGAATCCGACGAAGCGTCTGGAGGGCATCGGTGTTCGTCTTGAGGCCGTTGTAGTCCATTTGAATGCGTGCGAGGGTTGCCGTCAGTTCGTTCCGATAGGCTTCGCTATTGGGTCCCTGCCGCGCATGCTGAAGCTGCGCGATCATTTGGTCGAGGACCGCCGCAATCTGCTGGTTGATTGTCTGGATCTGGGGGAGGAGCGTGGGAACCTGCGCAGGCGTTGTCGTGGCTTGGGTGGCGAGTGTCGTATACTGTGTCCGAAGGGTAGCCAGCCGCGCGGACAGATCCTCAACACTCCCGCTGGGGGGAGCCGCAGGAGCCGCGGTCCCCGCAGGAATACACTTCATCCCCGTGGCAGAAAACCCGAGGTAATCTCCTGCATTGCAGGGGAATACTGCGGGATTTACTGTGGTCCGAGGATAGACCGCCGTCGACGTCGGGACGCAGATCGCAGCGGTGACTCGAGCTTCTGTCGTGATCGAATAGGGCGTGCTTCCAGCTGGACAGACATGATAGAGCCCGACGCCTTCAGGGGAGACGCAGGGGATTTGACCAGGGAAGATGGGGGATCGCAACGTAGAGCCTGGAGCGCACGTTCCATCAGGATAGTTCCCAAAGCGCTCGCGGAGCATTATGTTCACGCAACATTTACGTCTTCCACACAATAGCGGTAGTAGAGTGCAGGGCCTGCGACGTCGCTGTGGCGCTTGATCTCGAGGATGTCTCCGGGGACCGCACCCAAGACCCGCGCCTGATAATCCTGCGAATCAATCGAGGGGATCTGGCTCGCGGGGTTCGTCAGCGTGTACTGCTTGATGAGGGCCGTCTTCTCATCCTCCGTCAGGATCCGGTGCGGCATCGAATACCGGTGCGTCGTCCAGTCGTTCTGGAGGTGCCAGATCCAGAAGAACTGCACCCGATCCTTCGCGAAGGACTTCATGACGCGGAGGACATTCGCCGAGGGCTTCGCAAGGGGGACGATGATGACCCCGTTGGTATAGGAGTTGTCCTCTGCGAACTTGACGAACGTGCGGATATCGCGCTCGAGGAGACCCTTATCCTTCTGACTGAAGATGACGAGCACGGGACCGATCGTATAGAGATTGACCTTGTCGGGCTGATCGCCCTGAACAGGCGCGGTTGTCGTGTCCAGTCCACGCCGTGCAAGAAACGTACGGAGAGTCTCGAGGGCCTTGTCCTGCATTGTACTTATCTTCTCTGTAGACAGAAAGCGGTTCGTTTTTTCGTGCCGATACCATAATGAACCCGACGACCCTTCTTGTGATCGCCCTGTTCGCACTGATGCTTGTGCTCTACCTTGGACGCGAGCGGTTCCAGCCCGAGTTCCTCGATAAGCGTCAGGTCGGGAACACTGTTGCGCGTGAGAACTCCTCGTTCGAGCAGTACACGAATCACATGGATCCCGCGCCCGTTCAGATGGGACCGATTGGTGGGATGGAGACGCCCTTTCAGGTGAACCAGTATAAATCCTTCGTTCCTGTATAAATGCGCGCGTCTCGTCGTCGCTCGACGAAGAAGCGGTCTACGCGTCGCTGAAAGTAATCTCAGGAGAGATCATGTCATTTCCACCGTCGATGGTGCGGGCACCCTTCACAGTGACCCCGGAGCGAGAAGCCCTCCGCGGGTCCTTCTTGTATGCGAGAGACATTCAGGCAATGGGTCCACATGACCTTCTCCCAATGGGGTCGGAGTGGATCTTCTGGACGCGCAACGGGATCTCCATTCCCGAAGCGCAGTGGGATCCGTCGTGGCCGGTCGTACGGATTACGCCGGGGAAGAATACGCAAGGAGGGCTCACGACGATGGCCGTTGAACAGTATTTCAGAGGCGGTCGTCGCAAGAAGCGGTCTACGCGTCACGCGAAGAAGAAACGCAATGGAGTTTCGCGATCTACCCGGCGAACCGTATAAGAAAAAGAAGATTCCCAAAGCCTTGGCCGAACAAGTCTGGATTTCCCGAATGGGACATCGATTTGACGCCAAGTGCTATGTCGCGTGGTGCAAGAACAAGATTTCGGTGTTCGATTATGAATGCGGACACAACATCCCTGAGAGTAAGGGCGGCAAGACGACACTTGACAACCTTATTCCCATTTGCGCCCGCTGCAATCGCAGCATGAGCGATACGTATACAATTGATGAATGGGTGGCAAAGTACCGACCCCCTACGACGAAGACGTGGTGGATGGTTTGGAAACGCTAGGTCCCTTGAAGACAACTCCGAGCATCTGGGACAGCTCTTGCACGCGTTCGTCGCGGGTCTGCAGACCAGAGAGAGATTCGCATCCAAGCTTCTCGTGACCGTTCTGAAGAACCTTGAAGATCTCGGCGTAGGGTTCAGCTGAGGTCGGGAAGATACGGATATCGTGCGTACAGCAGTACGCCGACATCCACTGATCGTCCACAAATCGAGCTGCCTCCGGAAGGGGGAACTCAGACAGCTTGCGAAGAAGCGACTCATGAATGAGAAGCCCAACATAGCCATGGATCATGCCTCCCGAGGTCTTCTCTCGAATCGAGAAGAAGTGGTTCTGGTAGACACCCATCGCGTTGATCCCTCGCTTCATGCGCTCAATCAGATCGGGCTGGTATTCCTGATCGTCATCTCCAATGAAGACCCATGCTCCCGTCGGAATCTGGTCGAGGGCTCCCAAGTACTTCGAGGCAGGACCCTTATCCTCGCCACGGCAGAGCTGAACGCCAGACATCCACTCGGGAAGCTCTTGCATGGGGAACCGCACATAGGCATCGGGAACCGTGAGGAAGACTTGATCGACTTGGGGTGCAATCGACGCAACCGCCAATCGACAGTCTGTCTCAAAGCGAGGCGGGATCGTCGTCAAGCTTGCGACCGTCACCATGAACTCGGGAGGGATGCGAACAAGACTGTCCGTATGATCCCCAGAGTACCATGTAAGTCCGGGGATGTCTGCGCGGGCCCATGTATTGACTTCCCACGTGAGGTGGGGAAGCTCTCGGTAGGCAACCTGATGTGCAGCATGGAAGTCGAGGATGGACTGACGGTCTCCTACGAAGAAGCCTCCACAAAACCGCCAGTTCACCCGATCGGTCATCGTTCCGGGTCCCCAGCATCCGGGGATCAAGAGGCATCGGTCGCGCAGACGGGTCTGCCCGAGCATCGACAGGTAGGCCAGCGTTCGGGGAACATCGCGAAAGACATGAACGACATTGAAGTCAATCCATGCATAATGGGTCGTCGTTCCCGTCTTCATGGCTCGCACCACGAGCTCGGTCTTCGCATTCATGAGACAGAGGAAGTTCTTGGTGTCATGATACGGTGTCCGCTGCGTGGGAAGTCCAGAGGGAGCGGTGGTAAAGGTTTCGAGCTCTTCGAGCGTGACGACCTCTCCGCCTAGATGGGCATACTCGGGGCTGACAAAGAGGTGAAGCTTGATGCCCGAGGACTCGAGTTGTCGAAAGTGGGCAATCCTCGACTCCATTGACCGATCTTTGGATCGATCCTCGTGGAGATCGAGGAGGGCTGTCACAAAGGTGATCATATGCCATTGTCTACAAACTTCTGACCTAAATCGCTAAATCCCGGGCGTTGCTTTCCGACGCGCAGGAGGCTGTAGTACCAGCGAGCCGTGGGCTGAAGGCGTTTCCAGTACTGATCGACCATATAAAGCCAGTGAGCTCCCGTCTCGCAGTGGAGCCGATAGCCTTCCTCCATCGTGGTGATGAGGGTGTCATAGAAGTGGGCATGGACGATGTACCCAGATGTCGTCTGAACCTCAAGGACACGCCCGAACCGTTCGTTATACGGCTCGCTCTGGAGAAGGTTGTATGACAGCATCACAACATCGTAGTCCTCGGGAAGATTGGCGAGGATGTCATCCCAGTCCTCTCGCGAGATGAGGAACTGAAAGTCGTCTTCGAAGATGAGAACTGCAGGATAGCCCCGCTCGCGGGCGAGCTTGAGAACCGCGATGTGGGAGAGCGTACACCCATGTCCAGGGCCAAGTGGAGTGGTGCAGGCCGAGAACCGTTCAACGGGGACGTCCATCTGGGCACATTCGGCTTCAATCTCCCCGCGCCGATCTGTCCGTCGGTCAAGATTGATATAAAATGCGTCCAGCATGTCACTCAACTGGATTCACCGTGAAAGCGGTTGCGTTACCTCTCCACCCCATCTCTCTCCTCCCTACACAATGCTCACGATCAATCTCCAAGGAGGTCTCGGAAACCAACTCTTTCAGGTTGCTGCGGCCGAGACAATCGCACGCGAGTCTGGAAAGAAACTTGTCCTTCCTCCCTGCCCGCCCACGCATCATTCGTCCCAAGACTACTTTAGGTCGATCCTCGCAGACTTTGCACAGTCTCAGGGCGACTGTTCGTCGGCCGAGGTCAAGCTAGATGGATACTTTCAAACCTACACCACGATCCCTCCAACCTTTCGGGAACGACTTGTCTGTCCGCCGGACATCCCCAGCCTCCTCGGTGCGTTCCTTCACATTCGGGGCGGAGACTATGTGAACCATTGGCTCCATGATGTCGGGCTCTCGACGTATTACAGGCGGGCCGTCCAGCAGTTTCCGGCTGGGACCCACTTCTATGTCTTTACGAACGATGTCTCCTATGCAAAAACGATTCCGGTTCTGCAGACGATCTCGCATACATTTGTAGAGGAACCCGATGAGGTTCGGGCGCTCTGGACACTGGCTCGGTGTCGTGACGGCGGGATCTGCGCCAATTCAACCTTTTCATGGTGGGGAGCCTATCTGAACCCAGACCGAACGCTGGTCCTCCCGTCGAAGTGGTTCAACGATCGCTGGATGCCAATTGAGGGGTATTACTTCCCACGAAGCATCACAATTCCAGTGTAGGAAGGCTGGACTTCTCCTCGGGACGCGTCCCGTTCGTCCTGTGCTGGACAACCTCATCCCAGAAGGCTTGGAGCTGCGGAAGGTGATCCGAGAGCCAGTTCGGATCCTTGGGCACAAAGTCCTTCTTGATCGACTGAAGGATCCAGTAGATCATCTGGTAGTCCTCGCTGTGGGTCTCCACATCATAGACGACCCTCCCATCCTCGTAGACACCGAACGCTCCCTTGCGCTTGTCGGATTTCGACCACTCCGTGTAGTTCACCTGCTTGAAGCGGAACTCGACATACTCGCACTCATCAATCCCCGTGCACTCCATTTGCATCTGCATCTGGTGCACGTAGCCGATCGGGATTTCCGGCTTCTCTGCGCGACTCATCGGGCACTTGAATTCGACCAGACGTCCATAGCGCTTCGGGTCATCGTCCAACGGAATGATCAGTCCGTCAGGTGAGGCTCCGAGGAAGGGATACCGCGGATGCTGGGCGCAAGAGACATCGAGAATGGTGCACCGTGTGGTCTCTTCGTAGATCTTCTTTGCGACAGGCTCGAACCGAGTTCCCCACAGCAGAGCGGGAATGGGGTTGAACACCGCCGCATCCCCTGTCGACGGAGGCTCGAGCTTCCGGAGCAGCACCTCCTTCCGCCCCTCAACCGACCCGAACACCTTGTAGACCTCGGAGGCGGTAATCATTTCGCCTCGCTTCGCGTGCCATTGTGTGGTTCGCTGATCATTTTGCCCGTAAAGACGGAGAACACGTTCAAAGGCACGATCGCGGAGCCAGAGGCGTCCGACGTCTCCGAGCATGAGGGTGTCAACGATGGGGGTAACATGACGTTTGAGTGCGGAGTAGGACAGTCCCGGTTGTAGAGTACGGCAATAGCGTATGAACTGGCGGACACGAGTCCCGAGATGAGTACAGGGACGATTTTCAAGGAGCCACTGAGAGAGGACATCCTCCATTACTCCTTTCTCTCGTCATTCTGCGAAGGTTCGTTTTCCGGAGGGTGGAGGAGCGCCTGAAACTCCTCCTCCGTGATCCGAGGGATGACGAGTTCCTCCTGCTCGGGAATCTCAACGCCATCGAGAAGTTTGGTCTCGGTTGTCATGTCCGACCACATCTGCTGAACGATACTCTCCAGCTCGGCTTCGTGGGCCTCGATCAACGCAAGAGAAGCGCCAACGTCAGGAGCCATCGCGAGAGGGTCCTCCGCAATCTCCACCGTCCAAAAATCCTCTGGAAGTTTTGGCTCGCTCATTGTACAACCCAACCCATTTTCTATGAAAGCCCCGAACTCACACATGGAGACGATCACCTCGAAGGAAGACATGGTTCTGCGGCGTCTGTCTACGTTCTATTCCGATGCAGGACGTCTGTCTCGGATCCAGCCGATCCTTACGGGCGAGTCGAAGATTAGCTTGCGCCTCTTGGATTGGCTTGTGACCAATTACGCGAAGAAGCATAACATTGCCTACCTGACGTCCGAGGGGCGCGACGTCAATATCTACCTGCGGTACAAGGCCAACCTGCGCGCGTACTCAAAAAAGATGTTCGATCCCTTCTGTCGCTGGAAGAAGATCACGTTCCTCGGCCTCAACACCACCGTCGGACAGCTGAACTTTTTTCACTGGGTGCTCGAAGATGAGGTCTTGGAGTATCTCGAGGACAACTATGATGCGGTGCAGGCGGACATGGATTTCTGCTCGACGACCCTCCAGCCCAAGGAGGGAGACCGCCGCAAGCGCCACGAGCTCTCTCGCTCTGCAACCAAATCGATTTGCCTCTCAGCGTTCACGCTGTCGGTAAAGTTTGACTAGCAAGAGTAATGTATTCCATCCTCGCCCCCGAGTTTGTGTACACGGACATCTCCCCCGATATTACGGAGACCGATATTGATGTCGTTTCAGATCTCTGGGTCATGGACGGGCGGGAGGTCTATCGCGGAGGACGGGACCCGCGGTATACCCACGCGAATGTGTATTGGCTCTACGATCAGGATCTTCAGCGGGTTGGATGCTCGGAGCACGCCCGTGACAATCCGGGAGATGTTCGGCTCCTGTGGTTTCAGGAGGACGAGTTCGGGACTCTGCTTCAGGAAGACGGCTGGACAACCGATGGAGATCTCTGGAGCCGACTGCCCAAGGCTCCCTTTGAGCGGTTCCTGAATGAGGGGTGGACGACGATCGAGAGCTTCCTCGAGCAGTGTCTCCACGGACCCCTTCGCATTCTCACCCCTGAGATGATCATCCAGCGCCCGACGGTGTATACCTGCGTCAACTGCGGAAAACGGTCTCTTCGGCCGTCTCCCTTCTGCACGAACATCGAGGCCCCGCTGGATCTGCCTCAATTGGAAAAGGTGTTGTTTGTTGATTCTGACTTCATCCTTCATACTCCGCCCCCTGACTCCGAGGTCTTTACACGGCTGCGGCTACGTTCCGGCGGCGGTTCGCAGCAGGCTTCGCAGGCTCAGGAGCCGGTGCCGGTGCAGGAGCCGGAGCTGGTGCAGGAGCAGGTGCCTCAGCAGGAGCCTCCTCCTCGTCAAGCGGAGCCGCAGCCGGAGCATTCGTCTCCTCCTCAATCTCGTCCGCGAACACCTGAGCCGCCGTCAGACGCTGGGGAGGAGCAACGCGAGCGTGCGTGATGCGCCACGTGACACCGAAGCCCTGTCCGGAGACATAGACACTCGGCGTGACGACGATGGACGCCTCAACTCGCTTGGGGAAGACCGCGGAGATGTTCTCGAGATCGACCGCGATCGGCTTGCCGGTGCTGTCAGCGACATCCATGCTGACGACGCCGTCGTAGACAGGAACCTTCATGCGGAAGCTCGGAGGATACTTGCCGCTCGGAACCCACTCGCCGTTGACACGCTCGACGCTGGGGCTGAGGAACTGCTTCATGATGTCAGTCAGGACCTCGCGAGTGCGAGACTTGCCGAACCACTTGGCGCTGTTCGCCGTGCCGACGTCGAGGAGCTTCTCCTGCATGTCGAGGAGGAAGTTGTAGAGGACGCCGAACTCGCCAGCGCTGGCGTCAGCACGCTCCTTCGCGTAGGTGTCGCAGCCCTTGAGGGTCAGCGCCATCTGGTAGGTGTTGCCATTCTCCGTCTCGCGGATGTTGATTCCCATCGGGTACATGGACTTCGGGATGCGAATCTGAAGGCTCTGTCCATTGTACTTAATCGGAACAGTCTTGCCACCCGCCTTGTTCATGCGGATATCGCCGAAGGAGACCTTGGAGGCATCAAGAGTGGACGCAGAGATGATTGCAGTGGTAGACATTGTGTGAGAGTATACATGCCTTCCCCCGCAAAACCCCCGATCCGTTTTCAGAGCATATTTCCGAATTGATAAGAGATGCCATCGTGTGCGTCGGTGCGGAAACGGGGGAGTCTGGATCAGTGCCCCTTGAAAGCTCTCGCTGGACATACCCTCTGTGGGGTACATGCACGGTCGAAAGTGGTCACACTTTGGGCCACCGTGAATCAAGACAAGGTTGGAGCTGCGAGTCGAGTTCAAGCGTGGGTTCGGGGGACCTTGCTTCGTCGCCGGCTTCGATTGGGAGGGCCCGGTGTTCTCCGTCGGGCCGGTCTCTCGAATGATGAGGATTTGGTCACCTGCGAGACCTCAGACCGCCAGTACCCGCTGGATTATTTCGCCTTCGAGGAGAATGGGAAGATCTGGTGGTTCGATTTTGCGACGCTCTGGAAGTGGGCCCAGCGTTCGACTGAGCCTGCCAATCCATACACCAAGGTTCCCCTGTCGACCGAGACGCGAGTCCGATTGCGGAAACTGTGGTCCTATCGACGGCGGCATCGAGAACCCACACCCTTGGACCCTCGAGAGGTTCCCGAGCGACTCACGGTGCGATGGACGATTATCAGTCAAGCCATTTCAGATTGTGGATTTGGGTCTCTGCCCGTCCAGCCGTTTCTCCAACTTGGGACACACGATTACGTTCGCATGTTTCGGTTTTTGCGAGACGATGTGGCTGCCACCCTTCCGGGCAACCTGCATGCCTCCGCTCTCATTCATCGCTGCCTCATGACAGCGTGGTCGATGTCTCCCGACCAGGTCGCCCTTCAGTGCTCCTATGCCTTGATGGCGATGCTGTGTCATGCCGAGACTCCGTTCCCCCTCGCCTTCTGTCTCCTGTCGGCTCTCTATCGCCTCTGAAAACGGATTGATTCAGGACTCCCAGGAGGGACGTGCCCCAAATGAATATCTTCGTTCTCTCTCGGTGCCCGCACCTCGCGGCTCGCCTTCACTGCGACAAACACGTTGTGAAGATGATCCTGGAAACAGCTCAGTTGTTGTACAGCGCCCACCACGTCCTCGGGACTCCAGACCTTCCCGCAGGAGCGTATAAGAAGACACATGCGAACCACCCATGCGCCATTTGGGTCCGGGAGAGTCGCGCCAACTATCTCTGGCTGGTCGAGCTTGGGCTGGCCCTCTGCGCCGAATACCAGCACCGCTACGGCGCTCACAAGACCCACAAGACCCAGCCCCATCTTGTCTGGCTCAAGTCCACAGTTCCCGCCCTTCCAGATTGCGAGGCCACCCCCTTTCGCCAAGCCATGCCCGACGCGTACAAACACGCTGACCCCGTTCAAGCCTACCGCACCTACTATCTCGAAGACAAGGTCGCTCGAGGCATCGTGACGTACACAAACCGCGAGACTCCAGAGTTTCTCTCGCAAGAGAGGAAATGGCAGCTCGTCTTACCCCTGAAGCCCAAGCCCTCGTTGGAAAGAAAGTCCACGTGACCAAGACCACCCCGGACAAGACCTATCTGATTGCGCTTCCGGGCGTCAATCCGGTCACCCCTGCGCTGCTCTTCAAGGGGAAGATCCTTGAGCACGCGTTTCCCGACGATGCGTCGAGCATGAAGGCGACCATCCCGATTCGTCTCAAGGTCGAAGTCGACGGAGAGACCCAGGCCAAGTGGGGCCTCGACACTCCCATCATGGAATGGGACGCCGCCCCTGAGAATCTCCCCATTTTTGAGCTGCCGGGTGGGGGGCGTCGGTCGCGTGGAAAGACGTCCCGTCGCGGGGGTCGTCGCCGTGCAACCCTTCGGAAATAGATTCCAAACGCAAGCGGTTTACATGACCGCGGGAGGTAAGAAGTATATCAACGCGTTAAAAATGTCCTCTTCTGCTTCCTCCGTTAAGGCAAACAAGATGCCCGCCGACAAGAAGACCGCCCCCAAGACTGCCGCCGCCCCTGCCCCGGCCCCGGCTGCTGCCCCCAAGGCCGCCCCCGCCAAGAAGGCGGCTGCCAAGAAGGAGACCCCCGCCAAGGCTGAGGTCGTTGTCCCCACCGTTGCGGCGACCACTGCCCCGGTTGCGACCATCTCCTCCGAGGTCCTCCTCGCCACCCTCACCGAGCAGCTCAAGGCGCTCTCCACCGAGTTCACCGCCAAGGTCCGCGATGCGGTCAAGGCGACTCAGGAGGCCGCCAAGGCCGCCAAGAAGGAGGCCCGCGACTCCAAGAAGAAGCGCAAGATCAACCCCGCCGACATGACCCCCGAGCAGAAGGCTGCCTGGGAGGCCCGCCGCGCGAACAACGCCTTCCTCGTCCAGCGCCCGCTCACCCCCGAGCTCTGTACCTTCATGGGCATCTCCGCGGGCTCCAAGCGCTCCCAGACTGAGGTCACCAAGTACGTCTCCGAGTACGTGAAGGCGCACTCTTGCTTCGACCCCAACTTCAAGCGCCGCATCCTCCCCAACGCCGTCCTCGCGAAGCTCCTCCGCGTCGATGACAAGACCGAGGTCACCTACCTCAACCTCCAGAAGTTCCTCAAGGTCCACTTCATCAAGGCGTAAGTCGGTTTGTCCCATCTCCAACTCCCTCACCACAAAAAGACGAGAGGAACTCCTCTCTCTTTTTCACAGGTGAAGACAATGCAGACACGCGCCCAAGAGAAGGCGCTGATGGAGACTCGGGCGAGGACACGGGCTGTGTGCGAAGCCGCGTGGACGGAAGGAATGCCCTTGAAGGTCACGACGGATGGGTTTCCGATTCTGATGAAGCCCTCGATGAATTGTGAGTATCGGGTTCAGGGGACACAGGACATCGCCTACGTCGCTCTCCCCAAGACGAGAGAGGAGGTGGTGGCGTTTCTGGAGACGATTCCACGCTTGACTGTGGCCAACCTCGCCTCTGCGCCGCAGGGAGTCTATACGTGGCTTCTGTACTCAGTCGACGGAGGACCCAAGCAGTTTGTGGCCTCGAAGACGGAGACGATGCTCGAACTCGGCACCGTTCATTATTCGATTGCGATGTCCGTCGGCGCAACCCGCGTGCATGGTGCAGGAGAACTCTGGAAGCATGGCAACGCCTATACGGCCAACTTCCTCTCCGGGACGTTCATGCAGTCCTGGGTGCTTCCCGAGCCGTGCACGCTGAAGGTGATGGAACGGTTCCTTCGCAACAAGCTTCAGACAGAGACTCTTCCAGAGCTCTTCCGGGGAAAGACGCTGACCTTCTCAGACTCGGCGTTTGTTACGGATCGCTTTCTCAAGGATGCGCTGACGACAGACAAACTCGAGACGTATGTTCGCCACGGGTTTACTGTGTGTATTCATGATGTGAGTGCTCGGGATGTGTGTAAGAAGACAAGGGGCACCTGCGAAAAACCTGTCACGCTAGAGACAATGCGAGGTGGTGCTCCCCCAACCCCGCGTCGTCCGCAACGTCAAGGCTCCGAGGAGAACCTCACTCAGTTTGCAGAAGCCAAGCGCATGCTCCAGTTTGGAGAGATCGCACGCCCGCAGCCCACCGCACCGGCGATGGTTCCGAGAAGCCGCATTGAAGGAATGGGCGGTCGCAAGAAGACCAAGAAGGGGAAGAAGAGTCGCCGCAAGACTCGTCGTCGCTATCGCGGAGGAGATGACCTCGACCCCAATCACGTCGGAGTTCGCATGGCCGAGGGTCTCCTGGCACCCCCTCCGGTCCTCGAGATGTTTGAACGGCTGAAAACTGAGTTGAGGTTGACCGACGCCCAAGTCGACACGATGATCCGAGCCTACAGCGAGGCCGCGGAGGACGGGGTGTATCCGGAGGAGGCCGAGTTTCGCAAGTATCTCATCCACCGCTTCAAGCTCAATACGAGGTCGTAATCCATTCATTGGGCATCTCCAAATACAACAGCGTACTAAAGAAGGGAGACATGCGATTATCGAGCACCAGGGCTCGCTGTTTCGCATTCGTCAAGAGCGTTGACCGAATCCGTTCAAGCAGCTCTTTCGACTTGACCTGGGTTGACCGAACCTGAACCTTACAGTCCCCGTTGCGCCATCCGCACAGCGAGGACTTTGAGCAGGTTGCCTCATCCGTCAGTTGCCCGCAGGGGGTCCGGACCTTGCTGAGGAACTGATAGGGTGTCTTCGTCTTGGTCTCATAGGCTTCGGCCGTATACCAGACGTCCAACTGCGTCTTCAGAGCGGCCTTGTTCTGTGTCTCAATCGCTGTCCGAAGGGGAGCATACCGAGCCTCGACAATCTCGCCAGCGGCGTCTGTCTGCAGGTCTGTTGCCAGCGAGAGAAGGAGAAACTCGAAGAGCTCTGAGCCATAGTCAATCGAATCCTTCAG